CCTGCCCGTCCATTGAATGATGTAACGCCTCCGCCAGCTACATTCTCCGCCTGCTTCGACCAATACTTTGCGTTGTTCGTGTCTTCACCCGGCCTTGTGCCTGTGCCCCCCACGGCCCAGCTTTCCGAGCTTGCCGCCGAATCTCCGGCGCTCGCGGCAGCCGTCTGCGCCTGTGCCGCCGCCTGGGACAGGCTTGTCGCCGCCCCCTCAGCCGTTTGCGCCGCTGTGTTTGCCTGCGCCGCCGCAGCGGACGCCGTGCCGACACTCTGCATGACCTGATCGATTTCACCCGTTTCGATGATGACGGGCTCATTGCCGGTGGGGAAGCGGCTTACATTGGGCAAAACGATAAATTGGATATATGTCACGTTTCCTTTTCCGCCTGAAAATATAGGGTAGGTATCGTAATTTTGCGCGATATACCGCAACTGCGTTCCCTTTTTATACGAATATAGCGCGTTGGATATAGAATGGGTTAAACTGCCTGCTGCTGTGTGCCTGTCACTTGCGCCAATCAGGGTTGGCCACGAGGACGTAGCGGCATCATAGTAATCGACACAGGTATGCACTTCGCTCGTCGGATTGGCACTGTTCAGGCCGTATGTACATTTTGCCGATATCAGCAGATCGCAGTCATCCGAAAACGTGATGATACCATTTGAGTCTACATGCATTGTGACCGGCGACAATGCGGTGTTATATTCCCGTCTTTCGTAATCCGCAAAAACCGTTAAATCCTCCCCCTCGACTCTTACGTTACCCGTTGTCTCTAGCTTGAATACCGAAGGCACCGCCGCCCGGGACAGAAACGCCAGGTACGCCGCCTTATTCTCCGAGATGTTCGTGTCTTCCAGCAGCCGAAGCAGCAGCTTGCCCTCCTGCTCCATAGCGCCCAGCCGCTGCGCCGCGTCCAGCGCCTCTGCCGCCCAGCTCTCCGAATCCGCCGCGTTCCCCGCCGCCTGACTTGCGGCCGCCAGCGCCTGCCGCAGATATTCCTTCATCTGCGAAGCGTCTCCCGCGGTTTCCGTGGCCCATTCCATACACCGGGCGACATACAGTCTTGCGATGAGGCCAAACAGCGGGTCGTCGTTTTTCAGTCCGTCTATCACCTGCTCAATGCTCATATTTGCGACTTGGGCTTCCCTTTCTTTTCTAAGGGCCAGCATTTCTTCTGTCGTCATGGTATCTCCTCCTGTCAAATCGTTGTAATGCGTATGTCCGCCTCGCCGAAGGTCAGGCTTCCCCGGCTTTCGTCCAGCAGGTCGACGACCTTTTGGACCACCTGGTAACTCTGGTTGTTCAGTCCCAGGGGCGCGTGATTTACCGAATATACTTTCCCCACCTCAAAGCGGCTGAAATTTCCCCCGGCATCCTGAAGCTCCAGCGCCGACAGTGTCACCGATGTGCGGACCGTCTGCTGCGCAAGATAGCTTTTGGCCAGATTATACAGCTCATACGGGTCGGTCACATCGTTCCATACGACGCTGCCCTCAATGACGCCGTACTGTGAAATCAGGGATGAGTTCAGGTAATCGCTTCCGCCGTTGATTGCCGATATGGTCAGCCTGCGTTTGATTTCCGTATTTCTTTTAGGTTTTTCAGCGTCCCTGCCGCACATGCCGGCAGCCCTTTTCAGCAGATTGGCAAGCGGTTCCTTGCTTTCGTAGCGTTTCAGCCAATATTCGGGTGTGTTGATCGCACCCGCTTCCGACAGAATTTCGATGGCTTCCGGCACGTCTGTAACCGTATTGTTCTCCGTATAGCTCAGCTTGGATAAATTGATCAGCAGCTGACCCAGCCATGTCATGCTGTGAAGCGTGGAAAGCCAATAAGCGGAGGTATTCGGCGAAACCACCACATTTGCGTTTTCCAGTATCATCAGCGCGTCCGCAACCGTTTCATACGTTGCCCCCAGCGGCAGCAGTCTGGTAATCATCCGGCTTGGCCGCCGCTTTTCCTCGATGGACCGCAGGTTTTTCGCAAGCTCAATGGAAATTCCTCCCTGAACAGCCGAAACCGGCTCATAATCCAGATAACGGCTTCCCTGCGCACTGTTTTTCCGAACGGCTAAGTTACCGCCCAAAGGCCCAACCAGGTCATCCATGACGGTTTCATATGAGCTTTTATATGTCAGGCTATGATATGCCGGCATGCCGCTGAGGCCGCTTACCGCAACCCGGCCCAGCGTAAAGGATTTATCCGGCACACTGTTCTGCACCGTCAGGTTATGGTTGACCACGACCTGCTTCAAAATATCATAGGGTGTATTTTTCACGAATGCCTGGTGCCGCTGCATCGTGTCACATAAAAACGCCAATTCCCCCTCTGCCGTAAAGGTCCGGTAAATCACCCCGGATGTGTCCATTTTGTTGGTGATGTCGATGACCCTGCCGACAAACACCTCTTCCGCCGTATCCGCGCGGATTACCTGCACGCGGGATTTCATGGGCGTGACAATATCAAAAAGCGGATGGCCGTACAGCAGGGAAAACTCCAGGTCGGAAATGCCGGAATGCACCAGCGTCAGCTTGCCGTCATACAGCCTGCATGCATTGTCAAGGTCCGGACTGTGGGCGACGACCCAGTCCGAGCCGTCGTCCGGATAGGTTTTGATTTTAACAACGTACATCACAGATACTCCTTATACAGATCAATGCATACCTGAGCGGTGGCTCCCGTGAAATTCCAATGAGACCAGAACTTCCCGCCGGGCACCCGTACCCGGCTTTCTTTGTTGGCAATCACCGAAAAGTACAGGTCGGCGGCGTTGAAACGGTTGTCCTTTGATATCTGCACGCTTATATTCCGGTCGGCCAAAACCGCAAGCTCACAGGAATTCTGCACCGGGTTGACGATTGTCAAAACCTCTCCGGACGGTATTGTACCGCCAAATCCCTCATACTGAAACGTATCCATATTGAAGTTGAACGAATCAAACAAATCCCAGCTCTCCGGCGCGTTCGAAACCTTAAACGGGTACAGCTCAAAAACCGCCTCGATGACAAGCCGCCCGTATTCGTAGTCGTCCTGCACCGAAACACCCGTGCACTTTCCTTTATAATGGAAAAACGGCTCGTAGCTGTCGTAAAGGGTCTGCTCAAATTCCCTCATCAGCAGGTTTTCAAGGGTGGTCTGCACCATACCCGCCTCGGCGTTCCGGCTGACGCCAAAACGGTAAAAGGTATAGGTGATTTCCCGGTTGTCGTAAATGCGTTCGCCTCGAAGACGCGACAGGTCGATGACCCCGTGCCGGTACGGAACCGGCACGGTGACCTGCCGCTCCAGGGGTGTGGGCGCGCTGCGGCTTGCAAGGTACAGCTCAAAATCCTTGCTGTCAAAATCTCCGAACACGATATGGTGCAGGATATTTGTTTCGTTTTTCAGCCCGCCAATCAGCTCCATCATCTGCGCCACCTTTCATTGTACAGTTTCGTTTTTCCGAGCGACACGTCGTAAGCGCCGGACGTGGCCCCCACCAGCGCCCCGGTGTCCATGCGGATGACCTTGCCCTCCTGCACGGCGGCAAGCAGCTTTTCAAGCAGCCCCGTCGTGGTGCTGTCATGGACGTTTGCCGAATAGCTGTACACCGCGTCAATGCCGTCGGCGCTTTGAGCCGCCGCCCGCATCTCCGCCGAAACCGTGCCCGCAATGCCCCGCACGGTCGCGAAGATGTCCTTCCGTCTGTCCCGCATTCCGAGGTCAAAGCCCTCCATCGTGTACTGCCCGGTTTCGCGCAGCAGGCGGGACGGGGAACGGACTTCCAGAGCATTGTTGATGGTCTGGACCACTTTCGCGGCAATTGCGGCGGCGGTATTGTACACTTTCCAGGCCGTGTTTGACATGCCGCTGTTAAAGCCCTGTATGGCGTTTTGGCCGGAAGTGTAAAGCGTGCCGGCAATATCCAGTGTTCGCACAATCCCGTCCGCCGCGGTTTTGATCACACCCAGGTGTTCCGTAATCCCCCGGGCCATGCCCTGGTCCACATTCGCGCCGATGCCGGCAAACACTTTGGACGGCGACTGGATTTGAAGCTCCTCCTCCACCGTGTCGGTCGTGGTGCTTGCGATCTGCCGGGAGCCTTCCAGAATCAAATCCTCTGTTTCGGAAATACCCTTTGCATAGCCCTCGCCGACACTTCTGCCGATTCCCGGAAAATCCGCCTTACCGATCTGTTTATACAGAGATTCCTCTGTCTGAGTGACAAGCCCTATGATTTCCGGCGAGATATCGGCGCTGCCGAGCGTTGTTTTCAGGGCCTCATTCGCGGTGCCGGCGCCTGCGGCATAGGCGTCGCTGAGTTTCATGATTTCCTCTTCGCTGCCGTTTACAATCGACTGCACATAGCCCGCCGCTTCGGGCCCCGCCTCCATCAGCGTCTGCAAAAGCCCGTCGTCGATGCCCATCTCCGCCAGCATCGCAATGTTTTCCGACCACTGCGCCACCGCCTCCTGGTTATGCAGCAGATTGGCCGTCATATCGTCAATGGTCGTCTCCGACGTGGTTTCGATCCTGCCAAACATATCCGTCGCAGATTCGGCAAGGCTGCCATAAAGCTCCTTGATGCGGTCGATTGCCGCCTGCTGTGTTTCCGCAAGCTCCTGGAACGTGATGCCCTGCTGTGCGCAGCGCGCCTTGATTTCCTCGGATGAAACTCCCCATTGGGCGGCGTAGCCGTCAACGGCCGCCTTGTTTTCCTCCAGCATTTCAAGGTTTTGCAGCGTCCATTCGGAAAAACCGATGCCCTGCGCCTGCATATCGGCGATGATGTCTTCATAGCTGTAATGGTATTCGTCGGCAAGGGCGCGGATGGAGCCTTCCTGCTGCTTCATCAAA